AGTATCCTTGCCATATCCAAAAAAAGTTACTTCACCTGCCGCGATTTTGGTTAAAGTATTCGTCTCACTTAATCCACTCACCTGATAGGCTTTCCCGCTCGATCTTACTTGCTATGCCCTGTCGGATTTGTCCCCGATGGTGACGGCGCTTTCAGCTGGTTATGCCTTGGATGGTGTCTCTATGCAGTTTTCTCCTGTCACGAGTCCGCTGATAAATGAGATTATGATGTCAGGGTGTATCTGGTTAATTGTGATTATGAATCACGGCAGGTGAAGTTTCACTATATTGAAAAGTTTCCCGGCATCATTTTCCCGATAGGATTTTCCCGGTAGGATTTGTCCCGAGCAACTTTTCAACATGTTGAAAAAACAGGCTTAGAAAGACTCATGGAGTCTTTAGAAGAAAAGGTCTAGGTGTGCAAGAGCCCAGCACCCGCACGAAGCGGGGCTGGTTCTCATTAGGGAGAATATGTGCTTTCGGCTTATCCGATTATCGGGGCATTCTCGCTTTCCTCAATTTCGGCCTGCTCCGCTTCCATCGCTTCCAGCTCCGCTTTCTTATCTTCGATGGCTTGCGTGAGCGCGTTTCGCCGTTCCGTTTCGGCATGTTCTACAGCCTCGTTAAATCCCGCAATGCCCGTTTCGGTTTCAATCGGGAAGCGTGTTTTCACGCGCTTTACAAGGCGTGTAAGCTCCGGCACACCCTCTTTCACTTCCATTCCGAGTACTTCCATGATGCTATTTAAAACCGCGCAATCCTGTGCGGTTGCATTCTCGCCGTCTTTCGGGGTAAGCAGGGAAGACCACGCGCGATTTAAGGCGCTATAGCGCGATTTTTGCTCCTTGGAGAGATTTTTGATCTTTTTAGAAGCAATTTCGGGATAAACCGCTTTAAGCAAAGCCGCCCAGTCCACCTTTGCGGCAGTTGATCCCTTCTCCGGAACTTCGTATCCCGCTTCAACTTGCGGGGTGATTGCATCGGCCAATGTTCCCTTGAGATCGTCCTGCTTTGCTATAGCAGACGTAAGACCGTCTGCTGACTCGGTTGCCTTAGTGGCGATTGCTTCGGCCTGTGTCGTTTCGATATGTAGTTTAGTACGCATTTTTTTCCTACCTTTCCCGGGATTTTCCCGGGTTCATGTTTCCCGCGCCCCGTGTTCCCTCATGCCGTGCCCCGCGCGGGGCATTTTCAACATGTTGAAACTTTCTCATTTTTGAGAACAGGGAGCGGCAGAGCAGACCCCTCGACTTCGCAAGAAGCGAAAAGTCTTTAAAAGATTCGAGCAGACTTGGGCATAGTTCGCGCAGGTCCAAAATATATTTCTCAATCTTCATAAGAACAATAATATCACACAAGGTCTCAAATGTCAAAGTCTTAATAACTTGCATTTGGCATGATATACTTTAAAAGAAGTTAGCAAATGTAAACAGCTCAGTACCAATGAGTTATAAACATACAAATACTTAATAAGATATTGAATGGGCGATCAGGGTGGTCAGGGGTCTGGACGGCACTCCCGACTGACACTTGCTCTATTTATATTCGACACGCTTTTTCGGGAAGCCCTCCCTCGTTCGGCTCATATTTTTTCTACGAAAAAAGTATTTACCTCGCTCCCTCGCCCTTTCCTGCAAAGCTTCTGTCTTCACTGGGAAGCTTCGATCTTAGATGGTCCGTTATGGTTATGCGAAAAGACTTGATTTTTTTTAGCGATTTTTATTTTCTAGTATTATCTAACATGGTGAGCAAGAGATGTTCAGATTTCTATTGACTGGTGTTTTATTGTTATTTATTTATGGGGGTATAGGAAGGAGTCCAGTGTTCATTTTTTGTAGGGGATTATGTAGGGGATAACGAGGNGNTATNATGGNANACGGGCGAAAAAAATTTTTTTATTCCGTTCCGGTTTTCCGGGGTTATTTCTCCGTTGTGGAGTGCGTGAGCGCTGTGGCGGGACGGAAATGATTGGAGTTGTATGTCAGAGCGAGTGATTAGTGTGGATGGGCATGAGGTGGCGTGCGTTGGGGATCAGGTTGAGTTCCGCAAGGGCGAGCTTCGCGCCGTCGCAACGGGTCAGCTGACCGATGAGGTGATGACCCCGGAGGCGCTGGCGAAGTTCCCGGACCTGACGGGGCTCTCCGATAAGGAAATGCTCGTCATGATGGCCGTGGCGCACGGCATGAGCTACCGCGCTATCAAGGAAACGACCAAGATTCCTTTGGGCACGATCAGTAATATCGTGAACCGGATCGATCCCTGTGGCCGCTATCGGCTGGATGATGATGCAATGAAAGCCTTCGTGGCGAAACGGGCGCGGGCCAAGGTGGCGGAGACGCTGGCGGTCATGGATATCAAGGAGATCAAGAAGAGCACCCCGATCCAGCAAGTGAAGATTGCGAAAGGGCTGTCAGAAATATCCGTGTTGCAGGAACGCAAGGACTTGGGGTCGCTCGGGGGTAAAGGCGTCAAGAAGGTCACGGTCGAATTTGTCGATGAGATCGATGAAGCCAAGCCAGTCTCCGAAATTGTAGAGGAAAGCGCGTATTAGGCATGGGCATGAAAAAGAAGACACCAGCATACTTGCAGACAGAATGGGGGCATCCAGATGACGATGCGGTCGCGGTCTTCAAGAAGTGGAAGAAGAATAATAGACGGACCCGCTTCGTAATGCAGGTATATTGCTCCAATAACGACATCCCTTTGGGGAAAAACGAACAGGAGAAAGCATATGAGTCAAAGAAAAGCAAGCAAAATAAGGCTAAAGTCGCATGAAAAACGGGCCAAAATCATCAATTTTGCGGGCGGAATCGTCGTCGGAACGGTCTTTTTCCTGCTCATTTTCTCGGCAACTCTCTCCATATACGCCATATCCCGCATAGAAAAGGTACAGAAAGTAGAGCATTATGATTGAAATTCAACTGTCAAAACGATTATCGCTGGTTCTTGAGTACAAACCCAACGGCATCTGGCTGATTATTCCGCTGTTTTCCTTCTTCCAGAAGGGCGTTGAAGGGCCGTTTCGCTCCCTGACGCTCGGTTGGTTGTTCTTCGCTGTCTCGCTAAAGATCACGTAGAATATAATGGCCGAACTCCGTATTCAGATCTGCCGTCCGCCCGATAAGCTACGCTTCCTGTTCAACCGGGATGAGATCAGCAAGTGGCGCTACTTTATCCTCAAGGGAGGCCGTGGCGGTGGCAAGACGGAGACGCTGGGCCAGTTCTTTGTGGTCAACTCCTTCAATGACTCCGGCGATATCCTTTGTATCCGCGAAGTACAGAACTCCATATCCGATTCGGTGTATAAAGTAATCGTGGAGTGGATCGAAAAACTGGAGGTCGAGGACTATTTCCACATCCTGAAGACCGAGATCGTGAATAAGCAGACCGGGGCACGCTTTATCTTCCGTGGCATGAAGGGTACAACCGAGTCGAGCTCGATCAAATCGCTCAAGGGCGTCAAGTTTGTCTGGTATGAAGAGGCCCAGACCGCGACAAAACCGTCCATCGACATGCTTCTNCCCACTATCCGGATAGAAGGATGTAAGTTCTTCTTCTCGATGAACCCNGATTCGGAAGCCGATGTGGTGCCGACTATCGTTGGAGCCTCGCCGATGTGCAAGACCGTGCATATCAACTACTACGAGAACCAGTATTGCCCGCAGGTGCTCATAGATCAGGCGGAGGAATGCAAGGAGTTGTTCCCTCAGGAGTACGATCATATCTGGCTGGGCAAGGCACGAAGCGATGGCGACCGACAGACCGTCGTCACCAAAGAACTGCTCTACCAGTGCGTCGATGCCCACAAAGAGCTGGGTCACACNGAGGGCTTTGCCTACGGCGGGCTGGACTTGGCCGCNGGGGAGCTTAAAAAAGAATGACAAAAAACGCGCTCACCATCGTTAAGGGACCACGAATCGTTCAGTCGGATGAGATTCGCACGGGCGATCTTACGTTTCTGGCGGACTGGACCAACAATATTTGCACCAATCACGATGTCACGCGCCTGTATTACGACGCGGTCGGCGTCGGCGGATTCGCCGGAAAGCAACTCTCTGCCGTCAATCCGGAATATGCCGTCACGGCTTTCATGGGTCAGCACCGTGTGTTCGGTGAAAACAAACCGTATATCCGCACCAAGGGCGGGAAAATCACGAATAAGAACTTCTTCAAGAACTTGAAGTCCCAGTCATGGTGGAATCTCAGATTAAGGGCTGAAAATACTTTACGTATGTTAAGAGGGTTCGAAAACTTTCGGCCAGAATATTATCTTTCACTTGACTCCAGCATTGAAAATATAGATAACCTCATCTCAGAAATGAGTCAAGCGACATGGAAGGAGGACAACTCCGGTCGCGTTATGATCGACAAGAGTCCGTGTGATTACAAAGTGATTATTGACAACAAGAGCGTGGTGATGCGATCTCCGAACAGGGCCGACTCTGCGGTGGCGGCCTTCCTTCGATCTTGTCGCTACGGACTAAAAGCCAACAGGTGATCTCGTGAAACTTATTGATACTGTCGCAAGCATGCTCCCAGCAAGATTCCAGCCCAAACCCAAGGCCTACCCAATGGCAAAGGTCTTGGACGCGGTCAACAATGTGTATGCCGCGCAGATGATGCAACGCGGGATGTACAACGGTGCAACGGGGGCAGGCGGGCTAAATGACAAAAGCTCATGGTTCCAATTTATTCCGGCATGGCTCAACGACACGAACACCATTGAAAATGTCTGCGTGCAATCGTGGATGGCCGAGCGATTTATTGACATGCCAGTCGATGACATGTTTGCCAAGCCCCGCGTGTTTGACGATGACGCCTTTCTCGAAGAAAGCCAGCGCTTGGAAGTCGATTCCAAAGCCGCCGCCGCCATGAAGCTCGGGCGCAAGTTCGGCACGGGATTTTTCTGGCTGGTCACAAAGGAAAGCAAGACGGACACCCCTCTCAATATCAACGCGATCCGCAGGGGTGATGTGGTCAACTGTGTGGCGATTGATCGGAATGATGTCACCATTGTTGCCCGGGACCAGAACATCATGTCTCCCAACTTCGGCAAGCCGGAAATCTATACGCTCTACGTGCATGATTTTGGACGGGTCGATGTGCATCATACCCGCCTCTATCGTTTTGATGGAAAGGTACCGGATACTATCAATGGTTGGCGGCAGTACGAGCGCGACTGGGGTTTGTCCGAACTGGCCTCTGCCATGCAGGAAGTATTTAACGACAGCACGGTGACAAACGCAATCACCCAGCTGATTCAGGAAGCCTCCATTCCGGTCCACAAGGTCGATGGCCTGAGCGAGATCATGACTCGCGGCAAGTGTGCTGATGAAATGGATGTTGATCAAATCATGAAAGCCGTGTCGCTCAACAAGTCCATCTACAATACGATCTTTATGGATTCCGAGGATGACTTCGGGCGCGAGAGCGTAAACTTCTCCAACATCCCGGACCTGATGGATCGATTCGAAGAACGGTTTGCAATGGCCTCGGGTATTTCTACGACAAGGTTTCTAGGGAAGAGTGCATCGGGACTCAATGCCACAGGCGAAGGTGATCAGCGTAACGACTCGAAGTCCACACGCATCCGCCAGATTGCCAAGCTTGAGCCCTTCTATCGCTGGATTGATCCGATCCTTGCGCGATCAGCTGGCACGAAGGTTCCGGTCTATACCTTCCCGCCTTTGTTCGAAATGAGTGAAAAAGAGGTTTCCGATATCGACCTCAGCCGGAGCCGTGCCGCGAAACTCATGGTCGATGGTGGCTCGTGGAGTCCGGAGGAGGCGAAGGAATATCTGGCATCCGGCAAGTTGCCCACAGGTTCTTTGTCACCAGAAGCAGAACGAATGATGACCGGAGGCGGCAACGATCCCGAGGGAGAAAGCAATCGTGAGGTCGTCAAAGGGAACAAAACAAACAGCGAAGACTGAAGAAATAATTGTTGACGCATAAATTTGTATCCGATATTTATAAGGTCGAAATGAGATTAGTAGACAGAGTTCAACTTGGTAAGAGAGTAACCGACGCCAACGGATTTGTTTCCGTCCCGGCAGTTATTACGAAGGTTGGTGTTCAGCGATACCACGTCTCGGAGTTGATGAAAGACAGTGCGTTGCACAAACATCTGAAGGGCAAGACTGGATTGATCAACGTGTACCGTCCTGCCGAGACCGTCTTCAATCCGCTGACAATCGATTCGTTCAAGAATCTCCCGGTCACGGTTCAGCATCCGGATGAATCCCTGTCCACCCGCAACACAAAGTTTGTGGCAAGCGGACACATTGGTTCGGATGTAGACCAGATGGATGATGCACGCCTTGGCGCAACGATTCACCTTCACGATGCCAGTGCAATTGACGTTTCCCACGGGTCGGAAACGTCCGCTGGGTACGACTGTCCGATTATTTATAAAACGGGAACCCACGGGGATGAATCCTATGAGTTCAGTTTTGATGGGCCGATGATAGGCAATCACCTCGCACTGGTTCCTGCCGGGCGATGTGGGAAGGATGTAAAAGTCCTAGACGAAAAAATGGAGATAGAAGAAATGGAAAAAGATCAAGTAATTAAATTGGTAGAAGACACGCTGAAAACTGCTCTTGAGTCTTCTGTCCCTACGCTCGTCGCTGATGCAGTCGGCAAGCTGGACATTGGCAAGCAGGTCACGGATGCAGTCAACGCCGCGAGCACGAAGGCCAAGGAAGATGCCGACGCCGCAGAAGCAGAAAAGGTGAAAGCCGATCAGCTGAAAGCCGACGCCGCCAAGGACATGCAGGCTCGCGTGGTTCTCCACGCCAAGATGTCCCAGATTCTCGACAAGGAGTATGACGCCGCCAAGACCGACAAGGAGCTCATGGTTCTTGCGGTTGGTGACACCGTCGAAGATGCCGCATCCAAGAGCGATGAGTATCTTTGCGAGAAGATCGATGAGATCGCGAAGGAACGGAAGGACGCTTCCACTATTCAGGGCGATGCCGACAATTCCTCCGGCGAAATCAACCTCAGAGCATTTTAACAAAAGGAGACAGATAAATGCCTAATATCCAAACTACATACCCCAATGCTCAGGAGCTTGGACAGGTCGGCCAGAAGGCTCGCACTTCTGCTCCTTGGGATGCAGATCGCATCAAGATCGCGGACGCCGCTGACGGTGCACTGAAAGCTGGTGATTCGTTCACCCTCGATGCCAATGGCNATGCCATTGCGCTGTCGGCAGACAATGCCGCTGAAGCCGTTGAAGGCGTACTTCTGTATGAAGTCTCTGCCATGAACGACGCTACCTCGGGCGAGATCGCCGCATACGCGAAGGGCGAGCACGTTCCTTACGTCAAGGAAGGCTACATCTACGCGCTGGCGGGTTCCACTGGTGTCACTCGTGGTGCCGCTGTTCTTCTCGACATCTCCGCGCATGATTGGATTACCACCAATGCTCCGGTCATCGGCCAGAACAAAACCATCACCGCCGAAACCGCCGCCGCTTATGGCGAACTTTTTGTACTGAAAGTGGGCGCGGCGTTCACGGACAGAATTGTCTAACGCGGCATAAAACAGGAGAAATAATCAATGCCTAATATCTTCAGAAAAAACCCCCGCGACTACAGATTCCTCGCAGAACAGCAAGGAGATCGTACCGACCGCCAATTCCGTGATGCGATGAAACGCTCAGGGGATAAGATCAACTGGGATCACGACTTCAGCCGTCGTAATTTCACAACCGATGCCGAGCGCGACACCGCCGCCTTCGGTCTGGTGCTGAACAACGTCGAAGCCATGCAGGCCGAGATCGAAGAGGTTCTTCGTGAACGCTTCATGATTCCGGACTTTGTTCCGATCAATTCCGCCATTCCGGAAGGCGCACAGTCCTACGCCCTGCGTGTGATTAACCGCTACGGCAAAGGCAAGTTCATCAACAAAGATGGCTCGAATGTTGAGAGCGCAACCGCGTCTGTCAGCAAGATGGTCTTCAATGTTGAGTACGCGGGTATTCAGCCGGAATGGACCATCCAAGAGCTCCGTGAAGTTCTGTTCACAGGCATCGGCCTTTCGAACGAAACGCTCGAAGCGGGAACTCAGGGCGCATTGGATCACATTCAGGAAGTCGGTTTCAACGGCGATGCTGATCTTGGATTCACTGGCCTGCTCAACAGCGCCGATGTTCCGGTTTATGCCGGAGCCGATGCGAGCACGCAGATCGTTCAGGCAACCACCGCCGATGCCATCGTGGCCGCAATGAACAACTGGATCATCCAGCTGGGTCAGACCTCGAACGAAATCGTGTACCAGCATTTCGGAAACTCCGATCTGGTAATCGCACTTCCGACTGCGGCCTTCGACCACATCGCGTCTCGCCGCATGGGCGATGGTTCTGATCGAACGATCATGAACTTCTTCCTTGAGAACAACGTCTGGAAGACCCGCACGGGCAAGAACGTGATCTTCAAGTCTCTGTCCCGCCTGAGTAGCATTTCTGTCAGCGGTTCGGGCACAGGTCGCGCAATCATCTATCCGTGGAATCGAACGGGTGGTTGAGATGGCCGTTCCGATTATGCCGCGCATTATCACCATCGACCAGAGCGCAGGCTATCTGATCAAAGCGCCTATGGAATACTCGATGGGTGGCGTGGTCTTCAAGCGTGCGAACCTCTGCTTGTACGCCGATGACGTACTGACCGCAGATGTGTAAGCGAAAAGACTGAGTCTGCGAAAGGGGCGGGTGGTTGACGCCCGTCCCTTTTTGTTGAAACAACAACGAAAGGAAAACAGTAGGTATGAAAAAGGTTAAAGTAGAAAACAGACATCCCACCAGTCCCCTATCCGTAAACGGAACTATCATTCCAAAGGGTGAAACGGGCATGGTTCCCGAGGATTGTGTGAGCAAGTATCTCGTGAAGGTGAACCTCTCTGCCGCCGAGAAGAAGGCCGCAAAGAAAGCCGAGAAGGAACTTGCCGAGAAGGAACTTGCTGAAAAGGAACTTGCTGAAAAGGAACTTGCTGAAAAGGAACTTGCTGAAAAGGAACTTTCTGAAGCAAAGAAAGGAAAAGAAAAATAGGCTGAATCATGGCGCTCCCTATCGATAGAGCTACATTCAGAACACAGTATCCGGAGTTCACCGCTGGCGTTGCTCCGGATGCTGATGTTGACTTTGCTCTTGAGCTTGCTCAGGAGATTCACGGATGTTCGGCCCTCGCTATTTATGCGCTGACGGCACACTTCCTCGCCCTCGCAGGAATGCAGGGAACGGGAGTCGCGGGCGCTCCATCAACCACCTCTGTCGATGTTGTTAAAAAGAAACGCGTCGGACGGGTTGTCACCGAATATGTCCGCCTGTCTGCGGATCGTGTCGAGGACGCTTACTACGAATCGACACCCTACGGAAAAACCTTCCTCGCTCTAAAGAACGCCGCCCTTAAGAGGCTTTCTACTCGTGTCTACTAGCGCTAAATATCCGTTTAAGCCAAGCGTTATACGTCGAGGAGGTCATGCTCTAAGGGCGATGGTTCAGGCCATCAACTCTCCGGTCAATACAAACGGGTACAGGGTCGGCTGGCCTACGAAGTCGCGCTACAAACGACCGGGCGGCGGCACGGTCGGTACGGGAATGGTTGCCAAATATCTTGAGTACGGATTTACTAACACGCTTCTTGGTGTCGATGTGCCTGAGCGCCCGTTTTTTCGCACCGCAAATAAGAACTTCATACCCACCCTGAGGGCCCAGCTTGATCTGGCAAGGATACGGTCTACTAACCTGATGCCGACTCCGGCTGATCTCGCAAAAATCGGACAGGCTCATGCTGATCGGGTGCGACTAGAGATCGAGCGGGCGGCTCCGCCAGATTATGATGCCAACACCCCCTTTACGGCCAAGAAGAAGGGCCACGCCAAGCCTCTGTGGGAAACTGGACAGATGGCACGCGATGTCACTTACGAGTTGACGAAGAAGATATGACGGTAACGCTCTCACATAATAACGATGCTCTTTCCGGACTGGATACGCTGGAGGCTTTCACGTTCACAAACGAGACGGGCGGCTACAACGATACCACCGGAAAATGGGAGGAAGTCACCTCGCCACCCGTGTCGGGGATCGGAAGCATACAGCCTGTTCCTATCGAGGAACTGCGCGAACGCATTGAGTGGGAAGACGGCGGAGCGAAGATCATCTCCGCTATCCTGATCTACACTACAGCCAACCTGATTGCCGCCAAGAACAGCGATCCTGCCTCGGTCGGCTCGTCGGTTTTGTACAAAGCGCTCGACTGGAAAGTAATCTCCATTGATGACTACAGCAACCACGGACACATCGAAGCCGTTGCGGTGCGGGTCGATGATCAGGGAGATGCCTGATGAATAAGACAAACGATGATCTGTATATCGATCTGATTGCATGGATCAGGCTTGCGATCGGCGACTCGGGCTTTGTGGTCATAGAATCCCATCAACGGGGTAAAGCCCCGGCCGGACCCTACGCGACTCTTTTGGTAACAAGCTCGTCCTCCGTTGGCACCGCCGCCTCGTTTCGAGAATTCATCGAGGGGCTTACCCTTCCGGCCCCGGATGGGGCGTTTGGACTTGCGACTTCTACTATTCGCGAGGTCATGGTGTCCTTGCAGTTCTATCGCACGGGAGCTCATGACAACATGCAGAAGGTCATGCACTACCCCGCCACGAATGCAAGTAAGGAATATCTTTTCAATAAAGGAATTTCAATTTTTTATCCCTTCAAGTTATAACAATCTTGACGACATTGCAGGGGATGGTGCTATAAATAGGGCACAGATGGATTTGCGGATACAATGTGCTAGTGAATTCGTAGAAACTGTAAACGCGATAGACGATGCTCCGGTGAGCATTCAAAGCTAAAAGGAGAAAGTAAAATGGCTGAATTATCTGTAAACGATATTATCAAGATCAGCACAAGTATTGCGCCCCAAGGTCTTGTACGACGCGAGACGGGCCGCACTCTGTATCTGACGCAATCGGACATCATCACGCTCGAAGATCGAGTCCGCACCTACACCTCACTGGCTGGCGTAGCAGAAGATTTTGCCACCAACAGCGATGTCTACAAAGCCGCGCAAGTATACTTCTCGCAGGTTCCCTATCCGCGAAACTTGCTTGTCGGTCGCCACAATGAAGCCACCAGTGCCGCCGTGCTGACAGGATCGGACACGGTGCCTTCAGCGGATTACACGGTCTGGGAAGCAATCTCTGACGGCGAGTTTAATATCACCGTCGATGGCACCCCTCAGATCATCACCCTCGTTGACTTTACGGGCGATGCCAACATGGCCGAAGTGGCCGCAACAATCGATGCGAAGATCACGGGCGCAACCTGTGCATGGGACACGGATCATTTTGTGATCACTTCCGCAACCACGGGTGCGGCCTCGACGCTCACCTACACGACTATCGTAGCCTCACCAGCGGGCACCGATCTGTCCGCTCTCATGGGAACGGAATCGGGTGATGCGAATGTGGAACTTGGTCAGGGTGGCGCGTCAGAAACTATCGCCGCCGCACTCGACGCCATCGTAGCCATCGACCCGTCCTTCACCTTTGTTTGCGAAGAAACTGCGATGTCCGATACGGATTTGGTGAAAGATATCGCCGCATGGTGTCTGGCAAACCGCGTGTACATCGCACTCTCGTGGTCGTCTCAGCCCAACGTAAAGACCGCAACGGCAGGTACGATCTTCAACGATTTGTATGTGTCCCAGAACGGGAACTCCGGTGGGGTCTGGTCGGAAACGAACGACTTCAAACATGTGTCCGCCGCTGGCCGCATGTCCTCGGTAAACTTCTCACAGAGCAACAGCCTGATCACGCTGAACATGAAGGTGCTTCCGACTTGCACTCCGGATTCTTTCAGCACGACCGAAATTCAGAAGCTCAACCAGCAAAATGTCAACCGCTACGTGACTCGCTCCGGCGTTCCGATGGCGGAAAATGGGAAAACCTTCAGCAATGACTGGTGGCTGGATACCAAACTGTGGACGATCTGGTTCGAGAATGCCGTGCTATCCGCAGTCTTCAACCTGATGTATGGCTCGGCCAAGGTGCCGCAGACCGAAGCGGGCATGACCATGATCAAGGCCGAGATCGAGCGTGTTTGTGGAGAAGGCGTTCGGAATGGCGGAATTGCAGGGGGAACCCTCTCCGCCGCCGCGACTGCCGACATCCGTCAGACCACGGGCAATGAATCCTTTAATGGCGTTCTGCCCACCGGATACTTTGTGTACTCGGAGCCGATGGCTAATCAGGACCAGTCAGATCGCACCCAGCGCAAGGCCACTCCGATCAAGGTTTGGCTGAAGGGTTCTGGGGCGATCCAAGAAGTAGAAATTGCCGCTGTGTTTGAACAATAAAAGGAGCGCTGAATAATGATTAATATTGATATCACCCAAGTCGAGGCCATCATGACCTTGAGCAAGATTCCGCACAAGATCGATGGCTTCAGCGAATCAAGCGATTGCCTGTCATTCCCCGACTCGGTAGAGCTCAACAACGTCAAGCGCGGGGCGACCGGAAAGATGGTTGCCTCGAACACGGGCGATAAAGGCGGACCCGTTTCGGTTAAGGTGCTTCCCAACTCGCCGTTTGTGGACCGCATGGCCGCTGAGATCGAAATGGTTAAAGCCGGAGTACAGATCCCAATTGAGCTACTTGTGACCAACACCACAGTCGGCGATGCTCAGGTCTGCACGGGGGGCGTCATCAAGAGTGCTCCGATTGGTGTTTCCTACGGGAAGGCCGAAGCCTCCGAAATGGTCTATGTTTTTGAGTTCGAGCGGATCACCTTTGTTCCGGCTGGCTCCAAGCGTGACAGTGCACTATCAACATTAACTGGCGGATTGCTCGGTTAAGGAAAGGAACTGAATGGCTGAAGTAATGGAAGGATTGAGCGGGCTTACCAACCCTGAGTTTGAACTTGCGGGAGCGTCCTTCCGCGTCAACAAACTCAAAGGGCTGGCAGGGTTTGAGCTACTGGAGCTGATTCGAACCGCGATGGCGGGCGGGTCGATGGGCGTCAGTGGTTGGTGACGGATCGAGTGAAGCTGAGACGGGAGCGCGAATGATGCGGGCCGTCATGAGCATCGAGTCCAAGTACGTCTTGCAGATACGGCAGATTGCGTATAGCGCGATGGAAGTCAAACTCCCGTCCGTTGATCGCTTTGTGTCGCTGTCCTCGCAGGAGGCCACCATAAATGACCTGATTGAGCCTATCGACAATTACGAGATTATCGTGAGGTTTATTGCTGTAAATTTTACAAAATCTACAGTCGCCCTTCTGAACCGGGTTGGGTTAAGGGCGGCGGCTGTGGACAAAACTTCTCCGCAGTAGAGACATGGTCTATCCCGATGATCTTTGCGGTGCCGATTATGAAAGGCATGGCGAAGTACTCGGACCTAGATACTCTGGAGTTGTATGATTTCATCGTGATGAATGAGATCATCATGGTTCAGAACAGAAATGAACGGCTCGCTCACGAGGCGGCTGAATCAAGGGCGAAGTAGCGATGGCAACGACAGTACTCGACAGTTTTATTACGGAGTTCCGGTTCGTCTCTACAGGAAGCGAGCAGGTCCGAAGAGAAGTCCAAACGATTGGTCAGCAGATTGATCGTACCGCAGTGGCAATGGGCAGAGCGGCTATTATGTGGGGTATGGCTTTCGGTTTTATTGGCAAGGCCGTTGTTGATCTGGACAAAAAGATTATCGGGATAGCTACTCAGGCACGAATCTCCACGGACGCCATGCGGGATCACTACGATGTCATTCGAAAGATCGGAAAAGCGTACAGTGTCACAGGCAAGGAAATGCTCGAAGCCTTTGAATCCGTCGTTGAGTTGACGGGTGATGCGGAACTCGCTCTCCAGAACTCTCCGCTGATGGCGAAGATGATTCGCGGGGGAAAGATGAAGCCCGTCGATGCGGGTTCGTTGATCTCGGCCTTCCGCGACCTAAAAGTCCCAGCCGAACAGTTCGGTGAGTTGGCCGATGCACTGACATTCATTTCAAAGAAGGGCTCCATTCCGATTCACAATATCGGTAGCCTGATTCCGCGTGCGGGCGGTTTGTTCTCGGCCACGGGATATCAAGGTACGGTTGGCGTGAAGAAAATGATGGTAGACCTTGCTGCCGCCTTGCAGATCGGCAACCGGATCATGCGTTCGCCAAAGCGTTCTGTCACTGCCATCGAAAACTTTATCAATGACTATTCAGCCAAACTTGATGAGATTAATGCTCTTACGGGCGAAACCTTTACAGGGAACGAAGGGATCGTTGCCATAATGGGATCGCTTATGAAGACGTTCGCGGAGGCGGACGACATGGAAGGTCTTGCCGGAATATTCGATGTCAAGAAGTCAGACCTGAAGAGTGCAACAAATGTGCTTTCTCTCGCTGATGATATTTTCGGCAGGCGCGGGCGGCGTCAGTTTGCGGCCATGAACCTCGGGTTTGATGACATGAACGAGCTCATCAATGCCGCCAACGAAAGCCTCGGAACGCTGGACCGTGATTCCGGCAGATACACCGATACAACGGTCGGGAAGGCCGCTAAGGCCACGATTTCCATCGAAGGCATGGTAAAGGCCATATCGAAGAGCGGCGGGATGCTTGAGGTTCTAAGTGCGCTGGAAGCCGCACTCAATGTTATATCGTTCATCTTAACCCGCATGCCCAGCGGGTTTTTGGAATTTATTATCCTCTCCATATTTTTCAATAAGGTTGTCTTGGGGGCTCCTCGTTAATGCTCTAAGACCTCTATACTTATTCATCATTGGAAAGCTCATTCCTGCATTCGGGATAATGCAGGCAGGTATCGGCGGGGGGATCGGCGTAGTCAAGGCGTTTACGATTGCATGGCAGGAAATGAACCTAGCGATGAAGGCGAATATCATTCTCAGCATAATCTACCTATTGATCTCCGCATTCCTTGTATTGAGGGCTTTATGGAATAGATTCTTTTCTAAGAAACATAAGCTCGATGTGGAAATGCCGGATATGTCGAAACTCGGTGTCGGCACGGCTGACCTTCGCGTGGCCTCCGCTGTCTCCCCATCGGTAGCTCGTGGAGGATCGGTTGTTACCCAGAATAATACGGTGCATGTCGAAGGTAATGTTGATCAGGAAAATGTAGACCGCATTGCCTACGAGATGCAAAATCAGTATGCAAATGCAAACGATTACTTTGGTGGAATTTAGTATGCCAAATGAATATGAAATCATTGTTAAGAATCCGGTGTCGGGAACAAGTGCCGCATTGATTGCGGACGGTACGATTGATCTGATAGACAGCTTCGAGCACAATATTGCGACCAAGTTCACGGACGTTCCGCTCGAAGATGGCTCTATAGTTGTGGACCACGCGATAGATACCCCGATTAGAATTCGGCTGAATATCACTGTATCGAATCAACACACGCAGTCTGTTGCCGCTCAGGGAGGCTTCGACCTCTCTCAGATGATCGCCACTGGAAGCGCTGGAAGCAGTCCGCAGGATGTCATCGATTCCGCGAACGATCTTCTGAGTAAGCGGGAAAGGAAACTGCTTGAGAACTCTCTCGCCTACGATGATGGATCTCAGGGATTTGCGGAACTCAACAAACAGATCAGCGATGCAGTCATCGAGTCGTTACGCGGACAGATCGGAAAGACCTCGCCTAGTGACGAGATCCCGAAAGGTCGCCCGCGAGCAACGCTGGAGGATTTGTTAAAGCTGAAGCGAACCAGAAGCCTGCTAAAAGTATCCTCCCTCCTGACGACGTATGACGACATGGTCATTGAAAAGATATCCTTCCGAGAGAATGTTCGAACGGGCACTGCGCTGGAAGCGAGTGTAGACATGCGTCAGATCAAATTTGCCACTCCCGTACTGGCAATCGTTCAGACTCGCGCCACCAAGTTGGAGTCGATGACTCCGGATGAGCAGATCATCGCATTGAACAATGCGTTTCCTGAGTCCGAGGCATGGGCAGTTGCGGAGAAGAAGCCCCCTTTATGGTCGCACGTTAGGGACTTCGAGCAGAAGATAAACAGTCGTGTTGGCTATGCGAGGAAATTCTTTGATTTCATTACACGGCATTGACGGTTGAATCTATGATCCAAGAAATTGAAACCAATAATTATCCGAACCAGTCATACGCCGTGACGCTCAATTACCAGAGTGTAACGGTGGATCTGAAGATGAACTCATTAGATGGGGGATGTGTTCTGGACCATGACGCTTCGGTCGTCCAGCGGACTAACTTTGTGTGCAGGACGTAGAATCAAGAGCGGATTCCCGATCCTTTTACCGACCATTGTCGGATTCGAGGGGAATTTTTTGGCATTCCCGATATCTTCACCGGAAGAACCTCTTGGAGTAAAGCCTTGGGGCAATACCCATGTGTTGTTGTACAGCGATGGAGAATAGGCGTGGCATATTTCGGGCGATACATACAGGTTACTTTGGAGAGGGAGACCTTTGATGTAAAAGACCTCTCACCTTTGTACAATCAGAAAGCATCCGAGTATGGAGATGTGGTGGTCCAGCCGGAGTTAGTCGAACGCAAATACAGGACCGAGCAGTTGCAATTTTCCAGCGATCTTAAATGCATGTTTAACTTCACTATCGGAAGCAAAGCACTTAGCGGGACCGTGAAAGTCTACAATCTTTCACAAGCCAGTCGGGACTTCGCGTTTGGCGGCCCGAGCGGCATGAGAGGAGCCTCGATAATACTTGACGCAGGATACGCAAGCGACGGTCACCACGGTAAGATACTGCGGTGCTCTATCGCGGACATAAGTGAATACAAGGACGGGTCCGACCTTGTGACCGAATACACTCTCGGCAGACCGAGCACACGCTACAAGCTTGCAGACGGCTCCGTATCCTACGATACGCCAAAGAATCTATACGAGATCATTATAGATGGACTTGAGCGGAATAACATAGAGTACGTGGATGAGCTAAAGGAAGCCATCGATCTCGGCAAGGCCGAGCACTCTTTGACCAAGCGGGATGACTTTGCGTTTTCCGGAAAGCTCCGAAAGCTTGTCGGCGATTACATCGGCGAGATCGGCAGGATGGAGAGGGATATACCCCAGCTTTGGAATGAGATCAAGGACACAGATGGGAACGTGATTGCCGATGCAGTCTGGTTGCCGGGGGAGAAGGAATATCGAGCAAAGAGTAGTGAGGACCAATTTGGAAAGGTTCGGTTGTACTGGGAGGATGCGCCGAAGCCCCTAAAGGATATCATCGTAATTTCACCGGAGACTGGCATCATTGGAGTTCCTACCAATCGGAGCCGAAAGAAATCTAAAACGATCCGGCTAAAGCACGTCCTTATACCTCAGCTGGTACAGCATGCGCTCGTGCGGGTCAGGACATCGGGAAAGTATACCCGGCTCGCCAATGGCGACTATCGTATTGTCGGGGTGGATTACAGGGGATCGAATTATGGGGGCAAGCACCATGTTACGATGGAGCTTGCAACGGCCAATATTAAGTAGCAGGTATTTTATGGAACAGGGAGCACCAAACAGTTTAGCAGAGGTCATCGAGTTAGGAGCTGAAACTATTCTCGGCACAAAGTGGACCGCATCTCCAGCTGAGGTCATCTCCTACGACACCGTCACAAAGCGCGTAAAGGCTCGAATCACGCCGATCCGCGCAGGAGATGACGGGATACCGATTGAGTATCCTATTCTTAACAACGTGCCTGTGCAGTGGCTTGGCGGCGGCGGGTTCACGGTGACAGCTCCCCTTGCGGCAGGCGATCAAGTTCTGCTTGTATTTTGTGGGCGTGGAATTTCCAATTTCAAAAAGGCATTTGATGCAGGATCGATACAGTCGGGCGGCGTGATGCAGATCGATTCGGCAGTCGCGATTCCTTGTTTCGGTTCTTTAAATATAACACCCTCTGCGGGTTTGTCTTTACAGAAAGAAGATGGATCGGTAAAAGTGGAAGTACTTGAAAACAGTGTGAAGTCTAGCACGTCTGGTGGAACTCTTGAACTGAAGGCCAGCGGCGAGGTGGCACACGGGAGTGGAGCGAAGA